ACCGCTGTCACCGTAAGGCATCCAGCATTCACCACATACTGTTCGGCTCATGGCAATGGACCCTTCGGTTCAGGATAAAGAATCTCCCGATCCAGCACTTCCATGCTGTCAGCAAGCTGTTCATGTAGGTAATCGGGGATGCGCTCTTTCGTGGCGAAGCCCCAAGCCTCCAACGCTGAGAGCAGGCGCATCAGGGATAACATTTCTTGTTTGGTCATAGCATCTTTCCAGCCATAAAGCCGAGCACAAGCATCGCTGTGGACAGCCCAATCAAGTCCATGAGTTCTGCGCCTTCACAGAAAATCTTGGTAGCCCATCCAGTTGCCAACAAAATAAAGACTGCCGACGCAATGGCGAGATGTGTTTCTTGGCTCATGGCTTGAACTCCCAGTTAGCCAGAATCTCATTCACCCACGGCTGGGCCAGCGAGTACACCAACATCGTCAACAGGATGCATGCGATCACGCACAGAGCGACAACAGCCATTGATGCAAGGCTGTCCAGGTACAGATCATCCAGATCGTCATCGGGCTTGGTTTCCCAGGGCTGCTTCATTGCAGCTTCTCCACCCTGACCGCGTACAGCCAGTTTGAGCCCAGCAGGCGTATCGCCCGCACCCATTTACGCTGGTTAGCTCGGTTAACCTCGCGGCTAACGAACTCGCTGTTGAACATGCGGCGAACCCGAGTCAGATGTGAAATATTCATGCTAGTGCTCCTCGTGAAGGTACGTTCAGTGCGTTCATTGATTCAGGCCTAGGGTTAACCCAGCTTTCAGGCGTGTACGGCGTGCACTTTACCGGTTCCCGGGGAACTGAGACAGCCGCCTTAGCGTAGGCCAGTTGCTGCTTTGACTTCAACATTGACAGCGTCTTACGACCCTTGTCAGTTGAGCGGTAAACCGGCGTGCCTGACAGCAGCCAGTAGCGCCGAGCGTACCCGCTCTCAACCGCGCCGGAGAGCTCTTCAACGCTCACACCTTTCAACAGTATCGCGCCGAGCGACTGGTCTTTTCTGGCTTCAAGAGCGCTGACGACTTTTGCCCACGCAGGTAATTGGTTATCAATCACGGTAGTCTTCCTTTCTGGCTTTGTGAGTTTCAATGATCTCATACACGATGTTGTCGTGCTCGCGGTCAGTAGCGTCTTTGTACTCACTGCCGTCAGACCTCAGAATCTCGTACTCCACCTCGTCGTCTTCATCCGGATAGGAGTCTTCCCACGGGCCGTAGTACTTGCCTGGGCGACCAAGGCGTACAGAATCCACGCTGACCGTGAACTCTTCGTCTTCAGGGCCGAGGTTGGTTTGGAATTGGAATAGAGCCATTCAGTTCTCCAGTTATTGAGTTATAGACCGACCTGAATTTTAGTGCGTAAACTCAGGTCGGATGATTGTATTTTTGAACTACGATCAAGTTCTTGATTGCCTCCGCCAATCAGGAGTAGCGCGTCTCCCAGAGCCACCGAGCCAGCAAGAGCGCCTCAGCCCTACCGTCGTGCTTCTTCAGGTGCAAAGGCGCTGCGGGGAACAGACGTTGGGCTAGCGCGCGACTCATCTCCTTGTCAGCGGTGAGCTTGAAGTGCTTCTTCCAGGTCGCCGGGGCTACCTGAATCAGCTCAAACCCGCCCGTGGCTAGCACCGCACGAGCCGCGCCGTATGAGTCCCCGAGGCTGAAAACCGAGCTAACCCCTTGCCCCGGCATAGCCCCGACCTTCTCAAGCACTGACACCACGGCGTCACCGGGCTGCAGGCGCTCTTTGATGAGCGTTTTCATACCCGCTGGGGACACTTCGTTCTTGACTGAGCCAACCCCCTTGAGAACCACTGGCATGTCCTCTACACCAGCGAAAACGCCATCCCTGAGGAAGCCTATCGCGCCGGTTAGGCCTGGGTCTATTCCGACAATCAACATCACATACTTTCGTAGCTGGGGCAGGCGGCGCGCTGAGCGGCTTTGTCAAGCACTATGCGATCAACCGACAACTCACACACCCACTCACCGCGCTCTGATGGCGTTGAGAACCGGCAGGAGCGGCATGTTTTGACGGGCTTTACGGCCCCGGTGCAAGCACCTTTCATATCACAGAACTTGCAGCCGAATGAGCTGCCGTCATCGCTGATACCTGCGGGCTTGAGCGTGGCGTCTACCATCTTCTGAATGTTGTAGCAGATTCGCTCGAACTCGGCCGGGTCAGAGTCAACGCGCTCAACGTGGAACTTCTCATCGTCCTTGCAGAGCGCGATGTAGACAGCCTGCGTGAATCCGCCTAGCATCATACCCGCCTGAACCTGCGTGTAGTGCTCAGGCTTGCTAGCGCGAACGCCGTGCTTCTGCAGTGCGGAGAAGCTGTTCTTGTTGTGGGTCTTGATCTCAAGAACGTACGGCGTGTCAGGGTCATCAGGGAAACCCTTCAGAATGCCGTCCACCTTGACAATGAAGTGCCCGGTGTCGTCAACGAACTCGAATTGGTTGCCGTTTTCATCACGGTCGTACACCATGAACCCGGCGCGGCGCATGTCCGCTACTATGCGGTCTTCCTGAATGTGCCCGGTCTCAAACAGGCGGTACATACGCCCGTCGAACTCAGCAGAGGCAAACGCTCTCCAGCTCAGCCACGTTTGGCGCAGGCACTCACGCCCGATGAATGATGAGCCCAGGCGACCCAAGTACAGATCCTTGTCGTATTTTTCAGCCTTGATTGCGTCGTAGACGCGGTTGATGAGCTCTTGCTCGGCGAGGGGTGGAATTGCAGGCATCTAGTTCTCCAGTTATAAAGCAGGGTTGATGACCCCAGTCCTCCCAGGTAGCGGTTCGCTCGCACAGTGAAGTGCGCTGACGCGCCTGGCAGCCATCAAGGGTGCGGGCTGGGATCGAACCAGCCGCCTTCGGGCTTGAAATAGGAATCTCACCTAAACCTCTGATCCGCACCCTTGATAGCCCCCGTCTTTCCGGGGTGTCAGCCGAACTCAGCGTCGGCAGCTATTCATCAATCGTCCCAAGGATTTTTACCAGCGCCTTTGTTCTGCGAACTCTGAGCGCTTGCGGCGGGCTTTGCAGCAGCCTTAGCCGCCGGGGCTTTCTTCTCAGCAGCCTCGGGCTTGTCAAACAGGAACGCCTTCACGCGATTGCTGTCCTTGTAGCCGTTGGTGCCCTCTTGAATGCCCACCAGCGCTTTGAACTTCTTGCCGAGCAGCTTGTCAGTGTCATCAGCCTCGGGCTTGCCGGCTGCGGTAGCCCATGCCACCAACTGCGCGCGGCCAATGTTCTGAGCCTTCTCGCTTTTGTTGACGACGTTGAAGTTCTGCCAGATCCAGCGGCCAGCGTACTCCCCGCCGACCACCTCGAACTTAGCCTTGATCATCACACCGCCAGCAGCGGTTTCCTTCTCCTCAGCGTCAATCGCTTCCAGCGTGTACTCGCCATCGGGAATAGGGTCGTAGTTGCCAGCGGTAGCGTTGTTCATGTCGACTTCAGAAGAATCGAAATTGAATTTAGCCATGATATGTTTCCTTACAGTGTTAAACGATTTGAATTTTTCCAGAATGACCTGAAAACTTCTGATGACGACCTAAAGCGGGAGGGTTTGAAACCATACCGCACTCTAAGCACTTCCACTTTTGAGAAGTCGCCTTCTCACCTTGAGCCTTACGCTGTTCAGGTGTTTGGGTACCCGAAGGGTATTTCAACGTCATCACGCGAGCAGCTTCGCGATTTTGTTCAGACATCTCTTCAGGTGTTCTGCCGTGGATACCGCGCTTGAGTTCCGCGCATGAGTTACCACCTTTAGCTCCGTCTGAACTCATCTTTTCAGCGCTTCTACCCATAGCGCCTACTTTGTTTCTAGCGGCTGATTCACCGCCCGGAACGCCGTTCTGACTCCCGTTGTACTCATTAAAAGACATCGGGTCATTACGGGCGTCCAGCATCTTAGTCAGCGTGCTTTCCATCTTACGCACATAGTTCGAATCACTGATCACCAGTATCTGAATATCGAAAGCCGCCGGGTTCCGCCTAAACAACGGTTCAACAACATCACTGCTGGTGAAATATGAAACACCCAACTTTGACGGCTCAGCACTCTTGCCGTACTTGCTGCCAATATACCATTTACCAGTGAGCTTCTCTGTCACTCGATACGCGTAAGGTCTACTCATCTCACACTCCGACTAACGGGACGACTTTTGAAAAGTTCTCAAAGCTCAGTTCAATTTCCTCCGGACAATTGTATCGGTTCTTTGCTACGTATGCTGGGTTTTCAACAAAGTGCAGCAGCCGTTCGCCGGTTGAAACACCCCGCGCGCGAGGCCCGGCGAACCCCTTGCCTTCAGTTTTCTTAATAGCCACTTTGAAAGCAGCGAAAGCCAACACGTCAACCCATTCCTGCAGGAGCGCGTTGCAGCGGTTGGGGAGCTTGGGCTGGTAGCGGTCGTATTCTTCAGTGCGCGGGTCTTGATATTTAACCACGGCTGCATGGGCGATGAGCACGACGTTCATTCCGCGTTTCAGACGCAGCACATCAAGCCCCTGCAAGATCTCACGGAACTCCTCGGCGATGAACACCGCACCCTTGCCGTAAGACTGCTCTTTCTCGTCGTGAGAGGCGTTCACGCTGTTGACGATGAGTGGCTCAACCAACCAGTCAACAGAATCAATCACGACCGTTTTGAAGTCATGGTCTTCTTTGATCAGTGTTTTGATTGAGCCTGCCACGTCTTCAATCTTCTGCGCACGGGGGAAGCTGGTCACGTCAAGTGAGTCCAGACCGTCCTCGGTGCTGATGAAGATGGGCTTGGGGAACTGGCTGGCCAGGGTGCTCTTACCTACTCCATGTGAAGAATACACGCAGACCCTCGGGGGGACCGGCTGCTTACCTACGCGCAAAGCGCTCTTCCAGTTTGACATCTTTGTTTCCTTTCTTGGTTAGAGGCAGTCGTCGTCTGCCATGGGGGATTCGAGGTCTTCAGGGAACCGATCAAAGTTCCATGTTTGGGGTACGTAGCTGAATGAATTGCGGTCCCAGCTCAGAATGTTGATCACGCCTTCGTGCTCGCAGGCCACCGACATACACGCCGAACTCAGCGCCGGGTCACCCATCAACAGCAGGTAGTCACCGGCCTGATAGCTAGCCAGCACGCGACGCGCCTTGCGTAGCAGTTCATCAGTGTCGTAGGGCTTGCGAACGTTGGCGAAGACCGCCTTCAGCTCACCGAAGCGCTTAGCGTCGCTCAGGTCTTTTGTGTAGTCAGCCTGTGTCACGAACACAGTGCGTGAGTTTCCAGGTTCATGTTGCATTTTTGGCTTTCTTTTGTTTCTTGGGTGGTGGAGCTATCAGCTCGAGTTCTTCAGCGGTCAGGTATTCAGCGCAGCCTACATCCTTCATAATTCTCAGTGACTCCTTCAGATACCAGTCGTAGTCCAGGTCTGCGGGGTGCACCCCACCTTCCGGCAGCGTCATGCAGGCGCGAGCGCCTTCAGTCTTGTTGACCTTGTTGCCGTTGCTCACGTATCGCAGCGGAGGCAGGTCCCGGTCGGTGCTCTGATACCACCTAACCACCTTACCTAGGTACTCTCCTGACTGTTCGCCTCCGCCGGTCACGTTGCGAGCGCTCAGAAAGTCCTCGAAGCGCGCGTTTTTGATGGTTTCGAGCAGTGCGGTGCCTTTCGATAGGCGCTCGCCTACCGCGCTAGCACAAACTCCTGCAGTGGGGTTCTTTTTGAGGCTCAGCGGAGCGTAGATTCCACGCGCCTTGACTTTGCGATCTGTCTTGACTGCGAAGTAGTTGTTGACGTCCTTCATCGCCAAAACGCGGTACTCGGTATACTCAAACTGAAACCGTGACAGCGCGCTGAACTCAGTCACCACGCGCTCAACTTCAGACCTCAGCCCGGCAGGGTAGCGCACGGCGATACCATCAGTGTTGGCTGACAGCGTCTCAACACCGACCTTGGCGAGCCGCTCAATCAGCATCAGCAGCGTGAACTGCCCAGTCAGCGTCACCGCTAGCATCAAGTCCGGCGCGTACAGCACCGAGTAACGGCTAGCGAGCTTGCCGAATGACCCGTTGAGCGAGATCTTCAGGGTCGCGTCGGTGGTCTTGTCACCCACGCGCTTAGCCTCAAGGCGACGACGGTAGATACTGCGGTACTCCTCAACAAACGCCTCACCCAACCCGGCTGGTACGAACCCGCACTCCAGGATGATAGACGGGTAGAAGCTAGCGGCGTCAATGTCAGTGATGCAGTCATCCCCGGCCACGTGACAAACGCTCTTGTCGTGCGTGCTGTGGATTCCACCAACCCCTAACTGGTACGTGCCGCCTTTGTAGGTGACCTGCTCAGCGCCAAGGAAGTCGGGCAGTATCACGTGACCTGTCTTCTGGTTCATCTCAAACGTATGGTTACGCACCCGCTCAAGCAGCGTCCTCAGACCGTGATCCGTGAAACTAATGAACTCAGGTGGGTCGTAGGTGACGGTGGCGGGAATCTTGTTATTACGCCGCTGAAGACCCATGCTCGTAATGTACGCCTGCTCAGCCATCTGCGCGTCAGACTTGCTACGCATGTCTGTGCCGTACTTGCGAGACATTTCCACTCTCAGCAAAAGCTCAGGCTCAAGCCTGCGCATCAACTCCTGCGTCGTCAGCACGTCGTTGTGACAGTACGACAACACGGTGGCTTCTTGCTCAGCGGTGATCTCCTGATCGTGAGCTATCGGCATATCCTGCAGCAGCGGCATGTGCATGCGAGCGCCGTATGCCTTCAGACCAACGAACGAGGGGGAGACCTCTATCAAGTCGATATGATCAAACCCCATGTCCGGCAGGGTGTACTTGCGCATAGCCTGCCACGGTGCGAGTTCATTCTCAATCAGGTCGTTAGCTATGCGCTTGACGTCTGATGAGGAGCGGCCAGCGCACATCGCAGCCACAACAACCCGGTCAAAGCTCAGGCTGTTGAACCCGACAAATGTCGCGCCGGGTTGCCGCAGGAACTTCTTCAGGCGCTCAGGCGCTCCGGGCTCATGCAGCCAGAGATCAAACCATTCACCGGCCTCGTCGTCCAGGGCGCAAAACAGCGTCCTGTTGGGCAAGGTTTCAGTGTCATAAATCCAGGTTGACATTTTCAGCCCTGATTCACGTAGCCGCGCATGTCTTCAACCGACTCGACTTCGGCGATCAGCTCTTCCACCAACCGGCGGGCGAGGTCAACTGTCGCGGTGGACTGCCAGGTCAAGATGTGGCGAATGATCTGCTCATCAGTGCCACACAACCCGGCGTCGCAGCACAAGCGGGTCACAACGTGATTCGGCACGTTAGGCATGCGGCTCAAGTACTCGCCAAAAGACATGTTTGAGCGGCATTCGTACAACTTGCGCAGGAAGTGCGCAGCCTTGTGCAGGTCCTCGAGACCGTTCTTCTTGCGCCAGCGCAGGACGTACTTGCTGGCACAACCCTCAAGGTAGCCGACCTTGTAATTCTCAACGATGTCCCAGTGTTGCACACCGGTGGAGGTCTTGTAGTTGGAGCCGCCGACTTGAATAGCGTTCGCGTTAGACATTTGCCATCTCCTCAATGATGTTGAACAGTTCAGCATGACGACCTACCAGCAGCAAGCTGCGGGCGTAAGACATGTAGCGGTCAAAGACGATGCGAGCGCGGACGTTACCCAGCTCCATCTCACGTGCGCAAAACAGCGCGCCGCTGGCGATGTCGGCCAGTTTGAGAGTGCGCTTTTCGTTAGAAGTCAAGCCGGGGTAGTTCCAACCTGACTCGCTCAACAGGCGGTCCTCAAGCTCGTCAACCTGATCTCCGATACCGTACTCGCGCTTGGCCGGGGAAGGAATATCACCGGTCACCTGCTCAGCAAGGTCGTGCAGCAGAGCGGCTTTGAGCATTGGTGCCGTAGCGCCGGGGTCCAGCGCCAAGACCAACATCGCGACGTTGTGCGAGTGATGGGCGACGGTCTCCTCGCGCAGCGTGGTCACGGTGTGGTACCGCTTGACCTCGGAGCCGTATAGCATGAATTCGAGCTGTTGTTTCAACGTAGTTCTCCAGTTAGGAAGTTATCAAGGTATGGGACTGAATTTTAGGCCACTTTTACGGCCCGTGTGATTGTATTTTTGAACCACTCGGGCAGTCGTGATTGCTTTTTACAATCGGGCTTTCTCACGGCGTTGAATCCACTCGAAAGCCGCGCGTCGCCAGTCAGAGGCTTTGACCTTTGCAGCCCAGCCCTCGCCGGTGCCAGCCTTACCGCGCCGGGTGCGGCTGATCATAGCCATGGGGTGCGCCACGCCTAGGAAGAACGGGTGAACATATCGGTTCTCACCGTTGAAAGGATCGTCGCAGAACCGCTCACAGTCAGCAATGAATGACCTGTAGTCTGAGTTGAGCATGATGGGCAACGGCTCAACCTCACCAGACGCATAGTGATTGTACGCGCTGGGTTCTGAAGGGTCATTCAGGAACTTTGCGCCGTCGTACGTCTCAAGATACAGGTGCATGTTGTTAGACGCTTGCCTATACACTCCCGTGGGAGCGCCCAGAGCGCTAGCTACAAACTCCTGCAGGAAGCTCATATGTACGGCGTTAGCACCGCAAGCACCCCAAACTAAATCATTGCTACGGTTAAAAACGGTCATGTTGAGCTGACCCTTACGGCGGTCAAACACGATTGACATGTTGCAAGCCTTGTCTTTAGTGGGCTTGGTCAAGTCCGCCGTATCCCACATCTGAATCACGGCCTGACGGGTCTGAGGGTCACGGCGCAGCAGTTCAATCACCTCGACTAGCTGGTCTCGCCCGAAGTGATGACGCCAGCGGTGGCCGTAGGCTGCGTTGAATGTCTCACCGTCGTCGCTGAACTGTCCGAACGAACTGTTGAACAACGTGGGGAACGCAACGTCGTTACGCCCCGCGATCATCCAGATCGACTCCATCAGGTGGAATACCGGGTTGCAGTCTCGCAGCGGTGAGAACATGACGCGCTCTTCAGGTCTGCGATAGGTCAAGATGACAGGCTCGTCAAACGCCCGCACGGGGCCATTGCGAGTCTGCTCCACTGGACTGTTACTCACGCGGAGCGCCCACAGCGCCTCGGTGAGCATCTCATTCACGTTACGCGCTTTTATCTCAGACATGTTCAATACTCCGTCTCAGGTTTGTAATTGGTCTTAGGTTTACCCTCACCGAGCACGGTGCGGGCGTATTTACCGTACTCGCAGAACGTGTTTTGCACGTCATGCAAGGTCATGCCGGTGATGTCAAGCTCACGCTCGATTGCGCCCAGGGCGCGCATCAGAGCATCATTGAAGTCACGTTGTGCCCAGGTGTGGAACTTAGGCTTACCGTACAGCTGATTCAACCCTTGCTGGCTCCCCGGCCCGAGCGGTGCCCATGTATAGAGGTCAGTAAAGTCGCCGCCCATGGGAGTGTAGCTCAAGTCCGCAGCCACCTGCCCAGCGATGAAAGTGCTCACGCCGAAGCACTTACTCAACTCAGTGACAATCCGACACACGCTCAGATGATCAAAGTCAAACACCACTCTCTCAATCTGCGGGGCGCGCTTTACCACGTCTCCGATGATCCACCGGGCAATGCTCTGCGACTTCACACCGCCGGGGTCTTTCATGGTGGGGTAAACCATGTAAGCGCCGCCGTATACCTTGAGACCCTTAGCCTTCTGACCCTCGAGCACCTCAACAAAGCGATCAGCATTGAAGCTGGCGGGTGAGCAAGGTATCACCCCGGCGTCTATCAGTGCTTGAATAGTCGGAGGCCAGTTGATTAGCCGAGCTACCAGCAGGGTGAACCAGAGGTTCTGATCACCGTCTTCCACCGCTGGGTCAATCAGATTGGTGATAAACCACCTGCTCATGCGGTCATCACGGCGGCGGATGTTAGTGAACCGGTAACGGCTGAGAACCGGGTCCGCAGTCAGCGGGCCTGTGTAGCCGTTGTCACGCGCGACACGCATGATCTCACGCTCGTAAACGAAGTACAGGTACCCTGAATAGCTCTGAATACCCGCAGCGTCGACCGGGGCGGAGTGTGGATTTGAGTTACGCACTTTCAGCCTCCTTCAGCCAGCGCACTACTGTGCCGACTGCGTCGGTGTGGTCAATCCAGCGCACATCGTATCCACCAGCCTGGGTCAGAAGCACGGCGCTGCGGTGACACTGCTCGTAGGCTGACTTCATGGTCTTGTCCGGGTCAAACGGTTTGTCGTTACCGGCAGCGGCTCGGCGCGCTAGAACCCGCTCAAGACACGTATCCCACGGGGTGTCAAGGAACCCGAATATGGCCCCATGGTCCTTGAGGATAGGAGCGACGTGACCGCCAGCGGAGCTTTTGCTGACCAGTAGAGATTCTATCAACACGTGACCGTAGCCGTGAGCCTTTACAACCCGGTCTGCAATTTCCTCTTGACTATTTATACCGTCACCCCCACCGCAAGAGTTCTCATACGAACCGATGATCATCACGGGTCCCGTGATTCCCCAAGAAGAGGCATCCACTTTATAGCCCCAGGGCCTGCTCGAGTTGGGACCTAGCTTTTCGTAAGGTAAGCGATCCAAAAACCTGCGAACAGTATGCGTTTTACCCGAGCCGTTGCAGCCCCGGACGTTGATGATTTGATGTTTCACAGGAAGTGCTCTCCACGGTTAGGGAACCCGGTCTCGGCGAACTGAGCGGCGCGCTGAGCGCGTGGTACCGGCTTGGTCTCTGTCTCCACTCTGAGCCAGTCAGGAAGGTGCGCAGCGCGGATAGCCTTGAACACCTCAGTCTCACGGCTGAAACCCAGCTCGTCGTACTTCTGAATGCGTTCCCAAGCCATGTCGGCGTACACGCCGGGGTAACGCCGCTTGAAGAAGCCATTTTTGAATTGGCAGAACTGGCTTTCCAGTGTGAAGCGCCCGATGTCAGGTAGGTCGTACATGGATCCGAACTCCTGCAGGTACCCGGTGCACCAGCCCTCAAGCCACTCACACATCTTCTTGAAGTCAGGGTACTTGCCATCAAAGCCGTTGCTGGCGCGCTTGTCAAACACGATGTCGTCCTTGCCCAGCAAGAACAACGCCCCGTTGCGGTGCGAGCGGGATCCGTCAAAGTCGTCAAACAGCATCTCATCACATTCAACTCCGAAGCCCATTATGCGTACGTATTCCAGGTAGCTGAACTGTGACAACCGGCCGAAGCTGAATATGCCGCCCGCGCGCTCCCACGCCGCAGGGAACATGGACACCGACCAGTAGCGAGCCTGCGACCCGCCAGCGATCTCCTTCACCGCTTTCCAGTACGTGAACAACGCCTTGACGGTGTTGCGCTTGTTCTTCAGACGGTCGGTGTCGAACTGCAACTCTGGCCAATGCGCGTTGAACCAGTCATCCATCCCGCGCCACTTGTCAGGGGTGGCCGGCGGCTCGGGGAACTTGTTGAACATTATGAGCGATGTGATGGGGTTCTGCGTACACCCGTTGATGGTAGCGAACCACAGCTTCTGCTCATCATCCCAGCCGAAGTGCTCCGCCAGCTTAGGCATGTAAAGGTAGACCAGGCCAGGCATGATTCCATGACGCAGGTTCATAGCGTACAGCGCATCAAAGTACTCACGCCGGTTCTCCGGCAGGCGGTAGTCTTTTGACATGAGGAACAGGTCACCCGTGACCTTGTCGTGTACCTGCTTCATACAGCCTCCCGGTGAGTGAAAAATGGGCGGATGATGTTGACGTCAGGTTCAGAACCGACTACCCAGAAAGCGGTGCCCTGGTCTGGGCGAAGAGCGCCGGTCTGCTTGAGATGGCGGATAACTTTCCCCTCGTAATTCTTGTGCATCGGTATGCCAGCAAATGACTCTTTCACCGTGTCAGTGTACTTGACACCTTCGGCGTGCAGGCTCTTCTCAACCCACCTGAAAGGCAGCTTCTCAGGGTCTATGCCCATCACCCGCAAACGCTCACGAACCCAGGCTCGGCGGTCTGGCCCGATACCCACAGCGTAGAGCGTGTTCAGGTTCTTTGAATCCATGCTCAGCCCGAGAATAACGCTCGTCAGGGAGTTACAAGAACCGCTCGGAACTATCAGAGTCTTGACCTCGTCAGGCATGTTTTCCACCTGCTTCGCGCCAACCATGTGGAAGTCGTAAATCTCCTGAGCATCGTGTGTTTTGTGATCACGGGTAATACCGTAAGGAACCACGAACGAACTTTCCTTTGTCAGACGCTTGACCTCAGACTGTAGCGCCGGGTTATAGGCGACGTTGATGATCTCGAAGTGCGCGCCAAACCCCTTGGCGACCAGCACGTTCGGATGCTTTAGCATTGAAACAGGCGTCGTAGCACCGACAACGTGACGGCTGGGCAACCCGTAGTAAGACGCCAAGATAGCGGTCATAGAGTGCTGTGGGCTGAGTACAGACGCGCCGGTGACAACGTGTGTCGCCCCGTGACGATAGCGTTTAAACAAGTGCTGTAACTGCCTGAGCTTAGCTCCGTTAGGACCGCCGTACCCCAGAGGAGCGTACTTGGATTCCATCTTGAACCAGACACCGTCGTGCAACTCCCACGGCGTGTAAGCGTCCATCATCGACTCCCAGTCAAATAACATGGAAGTCTCAGGGAAAATAGTATCAGCTTTGAACATTGAGTTTCTCCTTACCGGTGTGACCGGTTGCTTTTTGATGAATTCCTACGGTTCCCAGCGTGAAGTTGGCGGGCCGGTTCCGGGGCAACCCGTTGTGGTTGAGCAGCGCCTGTTGAACCAGCCCGAACACGCGCGGCAGTTCACGGTACTCGGCCAGCAGGTGCTTGCTGTGCAACGTGCTCGGGTCTACGAGGTTGATGCGAGTCATACAGCCCTCCAGACAAACAGGTCAAGATACAGCACGGCGGCAGCAATCATGTACGTCGCCGCGAGGCACGCTCGGGTAGTCAGGCCGCTCATTTCACACCTCCAAACATGCGGTCTAATATCTCCCACAGCTCGCACAGCCTGGCTAGTGCTTTGGTCGTGTCGTTGGCTGTGACCCTGTTCAATGCTGCGTCAATTTGTGCGGGTGTTTTCTCTTTCCATGCATCAATGGCTGCCACCTCATACTTGTCCGCGAACTCGCGAAACATCGCCGCCAGCGGCTGCAGCCCTTCACCTCCATCTAGTCTGTCGCAATCGTCCAGGTACTCTTGGAGCAGCTCGCGGAGTCCGACTGTCACAACTCCAGCCCCGTTGTAATCTCCAGCATCAAAGAACATCGGGATTGAGAGAGACAGTTCGCCGTCGCCCCACAGGTTGATGTCCCAGCAGTTATCGTACTTGTCGTCTGGCCCGTTGTTTGGCAGCGCGTCGCCTTCGGTGTCAATCATCTTTGTCATGTCATTCCCTTTCAGCCGGCTAACCCGGCGCTCGTTCGGACGGCCCTGGCGGGCGGCCAGTTGCTGGCTCACGCTGGCACCATCGGCTGCGGCAATGTCGGCCACCAGCAAACTGTGCTCGGCCACGCTGTACGGGCGCTTGGTGTGGCCATTTATTGCCAAACGCCATTGCGCTTGAACGGAGTTCCGAATATCTCCTTATGAGAGGCTACAGCAGAGAGAAACTCCTGCTCCGCCGCCTTGTGGTCTGCCGCACTCTTTGCCCCATACCTGTTTTTTTCGGCTTGTGTGATGCGATCTACGCTTGCTGCGTGAGCCTCTGGCAGATCCACGCTTTCGCTTTCATCCATGTCGTTACTCCAATCCGTCACAGCCACCGGCTTCAAGTGGCTCTCCACAGCAGGCAACCCCAGCGCCAAACGCGCCATGTCGCGCACCTCAGCCGTCACGGCGTGGCCCAGTTGTTCGGGGTCCAGCAGCGCTTGGGCCAGGCCAATCAGCAGAACAGGGTTCACACGGTTGGCGGCCACGTTGCCGCCCACACGGCAGCCCTTCAGGGCGGCAAAGGCCAGCATGTCCCAGGCCATGGTGTGTACCGATGCCTTGGCAAAGCCACTGCCCGGCTTATCCGGCACCGCACCGCGCAGGGGCAGCACCAGGCGCGGCTCGCTGCATGCGATATCGACCGCGCCGGTTGGCGATGCGGTCAGGGTCATGTAAAGGGTGTTCAGCATCTCAATTGCTCCGAAAGTTCAACGCTTTTTTGCGTAGTTAATAAACATGTGCCAGGCCCACACGGCACTGGCACGGCGGCACAGCCCGCCTTGGCGTTGCATCAGGTAAAACATGCGCAGGCTGGGGAATTCGCTGCTCAGCGCCCAGCCCAGGCAGCGCAGCCACCAGGGCAGCAGCCGAACAGTCAAGGGGCGGCCGCTACTTACCACCAATACGCCTGTTTTTTTGTCTGTATAGCGTTGCTGTGCCCATTGGACAACTTTTGTATATCGGTCGATATTGTTTTGCATGGTGTGCCCCTGAGGTGTCGTTAAATGAAAAATAACTTTGGTGTTTCTTTGCCCAGCCTTTGCAGTGCTGTGCATGCTTTTTTGTAATGTTCTTTGCATGCTTTGATTGCATCGGCTTCGCTTTTGAATGTGCCTATCTTTTTTAATGGATAGTCGTCGCCTTTGTTTAATACCGCTATTCCCCTTGCTGTGTGATACGTGTATTCCATTTCTAACCCCTGGGGTGCCAGGCGCAACGCCTGGCATGTTGCCCGATGCCGTCGGGTGCGGGTGTGCTGGCAGCACTGGCAAAGCCTACATTCAGGGCTGAAGTCATTTGGTTCATGATGTTCAGCCTCGGGTCAGATTAACGTGCGGTCAGTGTGAAGGTGTGGCCGTTGACGGTCAGGTTGACGTAGTCGCCTTTCTTGGCAGCGCCGTACAGCGTAGCGGACAGGCGGTCGCCTTGCGATGCGCTGACCAGACCAGCTTTCCACACGCGGCATGCGTTCTCGTACACGACGCCTGTTTCAACGTGTGTGATGCGACGGTCGAGCTTCAGGCTCTCAGCCATGGTGGGGCGGGCTTTGCCGGTGCTGACGGTGGCTTTGCGAGCCTTGAGTTCAGGACCGAAGTAACCGCAGCAACCCAGGCACATGTATTCGTGTGTCATGTCGCTCAGGTCGACGTTGTGGTTGCTCTTGTCACCGCGCAGATCTTCATAAGTCGTGTAGCCGTTGCTCAGGTGAATGCCGCAGCAGGGGCAGTTCACGAACTCGCCGACGATGGGGGTCTCAGCGACAGGAGCCTCAACCACAGCGGCGGTCTCGGCTTGCTCTTCAGCGATCTCAGCGATCAGGGCGGCAACACGGCGCTCGGCGGTCTTGCGGTCAGCGAACTTCTTGACTTGTGCGCCGCCGGTGTTAGCGTTGAAGAAGGCCACCAGTTCAGCTGTTGTGGCGGTAGCGATGTTGTGTGCTTGCATTTGAATTCTCCAGTTATTGAGGTATGGGGGTCTGATCCAACTACTGAACCAGTGGAGTGAATTTTAGGGTCGTTTTCAGCGTTCAAGTCATCCGCATGATTGTATTTTTGAAGAATTCTGAGAACGCGATTTGAAAAAACAATCGTCAACCGGCCCGAGCTGAGCGAAAATGAGCGGTGCGTAATTTTGCGCACAAGACCCATAACTCAATAACTGTATGACCCCAAGATACTATCAACTAGAGGCCTACGAGGCGGCGCTCAAGGCGCTACGCTCGGGAGGCAACCCCGCACTACAGCTAGCTACCGGTACGGGCAAGTCGCTCATCATAGCCATGTTGTGCGCTCACATGGAGCGTAACGGCGGGCGCACGTGGGTGCTCAGCCACGTGCAGCAACTCATAGGGCAGAACGCTGAGACGTTCTTCCGCTACTCAGGGGTGCAGGGCGGAGTCATCTGCTCCGGGCTGAACCGTGATGAGCATGACCGGCTTACTACCTTCGCCACCATTCAATCAATAGTGAACCCAGCGCTGCGAGGAGAACTCCCCGCACCTGACCTCATCATAGTGGACGAGGCACACCGAGTACCACACAAGACGGGCGAACAGGGGCAGTACGAGCGGCTCCTGTTACGTTACCCGTCAGCCCGCCGCATAGCGATGACTGCGACGCCTTGGCGCACTGACGACGGGCTAATCTACGGCGCGGGAGAGCAGTTCTGGTTTGACTCGCGCGCCTACGCTTACACCGTGCCTCAAGGGGTTACAGACGGTTACCTGAGCCCGATAGTCGGTGTAGAGACTGAGGTTCAGCTCAAGCTGCCCGACCCTCCTACGACGGGTGACTTCGTGATGACTGAGGTTGACAAGGAAGTAGACAACTCGTGGTTGGGAATGGTAGCTGCGACGCTGCTTGAGGTAGCTCCGGCGCGTCGACACTTCGCCGTATACTGCCCTACGGTAGTCAGCGCTGAACGTGCTGCGGCTGTTCTCGGCAGGGTAACGGGCTGGAAGACTGGAGTGGTCACGGGCAGCATGCCTCGTGAGGAACGCAAGTCCGCCCTAGATCGGTTCCACTCTGGCGAGTTCCGAATCCTTTGTAGCATTGACACCCTTACGACGGGTTACGACTTCCCCGCGCTGGACTGCATAGTGTGCCTGCGCCCCACCACAGCCTCAAACCTGTGGGTGCAGCTGATCGGCAGGGGTACACGCCTAGCTGAGGGTAAGAAGAACTGTCTCCTGCTGGACTTCGTCGGCAACCTACAACGCCTGGGCGGGGTGGACACGCTTGAGACCTACGTCAGGCAGGGCGCTCCGCTTGAACCACTAGAGGCTGTTCCACAGGTGCGCGCGGCCCCGGTTAGGAACCTGCTTCCCGGCCTAACGTCGCTCATCCCGCTAGACCCCACCACCGGGGAACATGCTCGTGAGGGCGCGCGCTTGACTGTGCAAGTGCACGCTCTGAGCTGCATAGCTTTGAACACCCGCAGGGGCGCGGCGTTGATGGTGCAGTACACCTGCTCCACGCCCGAGAACGCCCGAGTCAACGCCTCACTGTTCCTGCAGACCTCGCGCCCGGACTCACGTGTGGCTGAGTTTTTCACACGGCGTAAACTGGCCGTCAGGTTACCCGCCGACCCGGCCTCGCTGCAATGGCAAGTGCGGGGTGCGCGCCTGCCCGAGTACGTCACAGTCAAGAAGTCGGGAAAGTACTGGAACACGATCCAAGAACACTGGAACATAACTGAATGAGAACCCACATGAACATTGAAACACAACCCCGTAAGCGCTCGCCCCGCGTCAAGGCCGGTATCAGCGTTGATGAACGCCGAGCCCAGCGCATAAGCGTGTACCTGCGCGACTCGGTGCCCGAGAAGCACAAGGTGGCCGCTGAGCGCGTGCTCTACAAGAAGCTCAGCCCCGCTCAGGCTATCAAGCAGAAATGCCTAGCGTGTAGCAACTACAGCCGTGACGACGTCAAGTACTGCGACGTGGTCATCTGCCCACTGAACCCGTATCGCCCATATCAAGAAAACAACACGACTTAGGAAGACGCAGAGTTACAAGAAGACAAAGGAGTTTCAAATGAAAGCAATTGACACCGTTTACAAGGGTTACAGGTTTCGCAGCCGGTTGGAGGCGCGGTGGGCGGTATACCTGGACGCAATAGGTTGGGAGTGGGACTATGAACCTGAAGGGTTTGAGTTCGAAGATGGCACGCGCTACCTTCCCGACTTCAGGGTTAACTGTGACGAACCCTTCTGGATTGAAGTGAAAGCAAAGCCTTTGACGCCTGATGAAAAACACAAGGCGAAGTTGCTGGCGCGGGGTACTGGTATGCCGGTCTTATTGGCTGTGGGTGTGCCGGATGCTGAACAGGTTACCTACGGCATGGGCTTAGTCCATTGTCACGAAGACGAATTGATTGAACACGGCTCAGGTTCAATCTGTTCATACTGCAAGCATAAATGGAACAGGATAGGTTTCTACATGGACGGTGGTCAAGATCTTGACAGTGCGACAATACAAGCGTGTGCTCGGGCAAAGCAGGCCCGGTTTGAATTCGGTGAAAGCGGAGCAAGGATAATCTGAAATGGTAGCAATTAACTTCAACCACCGCCCCAAGCTCGTCAGCGCGAGCAGTGAAGAAGACACCCCCCTCAGCTACGCGCTTAAGTACGCCTCCCTAGGCTGGTTTGTGCTTCCGGTTTGGAACACAGACGAACATGGGAATTGCCGATGCGGCAAGCGCGGCCATGCAGACGGTCACCGCCCCGGCAAGCACCCTCAAGGGGTGTTGACCCCGCACGGGTTGAATGATGCTAGCAACGACCCTGAAGTCATACGCGGGTGGTTCACCCGTGACCCTGAAGCCGGGGTGGGTATACAGATGTCTCGCTCGGGATTGGTAGCCCTGGACGTAGACCCGCGCAACGGCGGTGACAAGACCCTTGAAGACCTTGAGACCGAGCACGGCGTCTTGTACTCCAACTGCGAAGCCTCCACCCAGGGAGGGGGGATACACCGACTGTTCAAGGCTGAGGAAGGCGCTGACTACGGTAAGACCCTGGGAGCGGGTATCGACCTCATACATTCGACGTACATATGCGTTGAGCCTACGCGCGGTGAGTCAGGGGTGTACCGGTGGACTGCCGGGCACAACCCGCTGCAAGGTGCCCAACCTTCACCGCTACCCACGGCGGTGCAAAAAGACGCCCAACCCGCCGGCAGTCGGTACAACCTGACCGAGAGAGGCGGGGTTCCGGTAGCCACTGCGCAGACGTTTGAAGACTTGCGCTCGGCGTTGGGTTACATCAGCGCTGACTCGTATGACACATGGGTCAAGGTGGGGTTGGCGCTCAAACCCTACGGCGAGGCGGGCTATGCAGCCTGGGTTGAGTGGTCTTCCACTTCACCCAAGTTCAGCGCCGTAGAGGCCCGCAAGAAGTGGGACAGGGCGCTCTCGCAACCCGACACCGTGACCTACAAGACGGTGTTCTACATGGCCTTGCAGAACCACTGGCCGGGGGCGGCTTCATCAGCGGGTCATAAGAAAGACGAACACACCGTAGACAAACTTCAAGAGTTCAAGCTAGAGCCTCTGACTTTTGAGGAACTCGAGTCCGCTCAGCTCACCCCTCGCATCATCCTACCGTACATGTTGTACGCTGACGTTCGTACTCGAATAGCAGCGGGCGGCGTCGGCAAGACCACCCTCGCTCTCTACGAGGCCATCACCCTGGCACTGGGGCGGGAGCTCTGGGGTCGGCGTCCGGACTTCCCCGTGCGTACAGTGTTGGTGACCCGGGAGGATGCTCGCGAGACCCTAGCGGCGCGGGCGCGGGAGATCATGAAGGAGCTCCAGCTCGACCGCGAGGGGGTGGACATGGTTTTGAGTAATCTAATCATAATGGACTTGTCCACCATCGGATTCAGGATTTCAGCGGTGGTGGGGGACGTCGTAACACCGCATGTGGAAAACTTGAGTTGGATGGTCAATCACCTGAGGAGCTTTAAGCCCGACTGGATGATAATGGACCCGCTGGTGTCTTTCGGGGTTGGTGAGCAGCGCGTCAATGATGCCGAGCAGGGTCTCATAGAGGCTATGCGTATACTCAAGAAGGAGTTCAACTGCTGCGTGGAGGGCATCCACCACTCAGGCAAGGCCAACGCCCGTGAGAAGACACTCGACCAGTACTCAGGGCGCGGGGGTAGCGCTCTAGCCGACGGGGCGCGTATGGTGTGCGTGCTGGCTCCGATGACCCCGGCGGCGTTCGAGGAGGCCACCGGACAGACCCTGCAGGCGTCCGAGTCCGCAATGGTGATGGCCATGCCTAAGATGTCCTACTGTCGTCCTCAGGCGGAGCTCTACATCAAACGCTCGGGGTACTCGTTTCAGGCGGTGCCAGCGCTGGTGGCTCCTCCGCTGGCTGACGTTGAGAGGCAGATGGAGTCTAGCGTTTACGGTGTCATCAAAGAGGCCTGGATCAAGAACCAACCGCTCTCAAAAGAAGACGTGCGCTCTGACTTTTCAGCCCTGTTCTACGGCGCGCTCAAACGCAATGAGGCCATGGACGCGCTGGCGCGGCTGCAGCGTGACGGGCGTGTAGTGCTGCGTCAAAGCAAAGGTGGGCGAGGTCAGCGGGCGGTACTTGAGCCGATCATTTTGAATGATGATGAGATTTCAAAATTCTCAATAACCGACTTACCCCGCCTACCCCGCGAAACCCCGCCGGAGGCGGCGGCGGGGTAACGTAGAGGCACTTAGAGAGGGTCATTGTCGGTTACTCCGCCGACAATGATCTCTCTATAAGGCGGGCGGAGTTTTCGGCGGAGTTCTCGGCGGACCATCGAAAGAGCTGATTTAAGGTGAGTGTTTGTGTATTACTCCGCTGAACAGCTCGGCGGAGTAAATAGGTGTTAAAACAGGTATAGTAACGTATACGCGGCGGTGAGTTATAATACAGCGGTGTTTAACTCAAAGCTGAAAAGAGCGTTATGAAATTTGAAAAAACATTCCCCCCTGGTTCTACTGTTGTGGTGTTGAACAGAGCTGACGGTTCAACAACTGTAAGAGTCAGGAGTGAAATCAAGCGCCGTCCTCCGTCAGGCAGACCCCCGCTGAAGGTTCAGGACGAAGATGCTGATGAAATGGTTTACGCAGCTTTGACTGATATGGAGAAAGGCGGTATACGGATGAGCTACCAAGACCTCCGGGCCGAGGTGCCTGCTCTGTTTTCTGGGCTGCTGACGAGGCGTCCCGTTGATGATGCCGTGAGTAGGTTGAAGCTGAGCGGTAAGATCGGGGTGAAGCGCTCAACTGGCGGGCGCGGTAAAAAATCGTTCATGTACGTAGCTTGAAGCGGTGGTAAAATGGTGAACATTATGAACACAAACGACAAACGTAAAAAGGCTCCCGCCGTATCAGGTGTGGTGGTTGATGTCAAGCCGAAGATTGATCCGTTCTTCAAACGGGAGGGGTCGATTGACGACCTCTGCGGGTACATCGCGCAGGGTGGGCACCTTGCCGGTTACTGCCGGGAGCGGGGTTTGTTGTACACTTCGGTGTCGGATTGGATTTACGGCAACCCTGAACGCTCAGTGTTGTACGCACGCGCGCGGGAAGAACG